GAAATATATGACAGAACAATTAATACCACATATATAAACACACTTATTATTTCTTTATATTTCAGGATGTGGTTAAAAACACCTTCTATATAAACAGGGTTAATTTCAATAGAAAACAAAAAAAGGATAAACAGGAATAACCCACCTGGAATTAGATAGCCCAAAAAGTCATAAAATGAAAACGGATTCTGTGTCACACTTCCCCCTGTGTTACTTGTAAATTAAAGGGTAAAACATTATTTGTTTTTCCGTAAAGGATTAGCTTTCCATCTTCTTACTAACCATTCGAATTCTTGATATGTAGTATCCGAATTAATGCTTTCTCTGATTGCTTTAATTAATGGCTCGGCAATATCATATGTCTCTACAACTGTTGTGTAAGATGTTCTTTTTATCATTTTTTCATCATAAATACCTTCACGAATACTTACAGCAACTCGCTCGTAAAAATTTAAAATATATTGAAATTTTCGACGCTCGGCCATTTCCTCATCTGTTATTGTACAACCATCACAAGGAAAAACATAAGAACGAAATGATTTGCCTGAACGATGCACTTGTTTCAGGGTATGCAATGACTCTATATATTGCATATCTTGCCGACTCTCAAAAAGAAAGTTAGCCGTTTGAGTTTTCTTTGCGGTACGCACATTGTAGATAATGGTTCCAATGGCAACCAAAACGCCAAGCAGAACAATAGCATTGCTGATGATTTGTAGTGTTATTGGGTTCATCCTATTTCATCCATAAAAAAGGCGGGGAGCAAATCCCCGCCTCATTAGAGGTCAACGTAGCTTAGAAACCATCAAATTCATCATACATTTTTTTCATATCAACCCCCTCATAGAAATCATAACCACGTTTTGTGGTTTTTGTGACGCATAAACTACATCAAAGGCAAGCTACGGTCAAATATATGGGCATGCTTACCTGCACAAAAGTGCACAAATTTGCACAATTTTTTTGAACGACTTTTTGCCCTTCCGGCCCGCGTGGCGGCTGGATCCGTCAGGGATCCGTGCGTGCACAAAAAAACGCGTTTTTTCTGCGCGCAGGTGACGGGGGAACAGCCCGCGTTTCAGGGGGTAAATAGCATTCCATGAACGATGTCGCAGCGACACAACAGAATGGCTGTATTTCTCACACTGAGCGTGAAAAAGACGTGAGGGCTTTTGATTTGATGGGGTGACAGATAAGGCAGTCAAAATCGCACTGAGGCGGCAAGAACATGCAGTCAACGCGGTGGGATTGCGTAAGAGCCTGATCGTCGATGATGGCGATAAGCTGGAAGACGTCGTGAAATTATCTGATTGATACAGGAGCTGGAGAGTCGGGGCATAAATTTTTTATGCCCCGGCGAAGCAGCAGACAAGCGAAGCGCGTCAGGATGTGGGCTGGGTGTCTAACAGTGCGTAAGGGTTAAAGCGGATCACCTCTTCGCCAAGCCAGTCATTGATGTGCTTCATGGCCTCCATGACGGGCATCAGCTCGTTAATTGCGTAAACCCGCGCGGCCTTCTCCACATCACCAAACGCACTTTTTTCGCCCGGCATCGCCCCCATCAGTTGCGGCGGAACGCGGTGCGCAGCCAGCACATCATCACGGGATGCCGCCTTAACATTCATGAACTCATCCTTTGCGGTGATCTGCTGGAACGGCAAAATTTGCACACCTTCTTTGCCCCCGTTGGGCGCATGGATGAGCACGTTTTTAAACGCACCACCACCACGCGCGCCCTGTAACGTTTCTTTCAGGGAGTCCATGCTTTCGCGGTTTACCTGCGCTGCACCAATGTAGATGATGCACCCGGCGTGGGATCCGTTGTCGTAGTACAGTTTTCTGAACATGTCCGCCGAATGAGAAAGGCTGGCCGAGAGTAATGCGCCAAGATATTCCGGCATGCCGTAGATTTCCTGGTTAATATCCGGATTCATCAGATGGCACACTTTACTAGGGCGAAACTGAAACGCGTCCTTGCCATCCTGCACATACCACCATGATTCAAGATCGCTTCCGCGTCGCATGTATTTCGCCAGGGCGTGCCGTAATTTAAGCGGTTCGCCGAGCATATTGCTTCGAAGCTCAAGGAATGCGTTACCGAACACAAACCAGTCCAGCGCCAGCGCCGAGAAATCCTGCCGGGAAAGCAGCGGGTGCGGGATGTAGCAACCGAGTAATACATTGCGCTTAAAGTAAAGCGCAGACTGATGCCAGGACGTTTGCCGGGCAGCTCTTGCCAGACCGTACCAGTCCACCGGGGTTTCATACCACCGCCCGTTATCAGCACAGTACATGTTGTCCAGCAGGTCATGCCCGGTCAGGCGATAAGGACCATCAAATGTGAATGCACTGAGCGATGATTCTTTCCTGAGCGCATCAGCGAGATCAATGCGTGAACTCATGCGTACTTTTTTATTTTTTCTGCTCATCAGAACTCCATAACCGTGAAACGCTCGTTTTCTCCTTCGCCGCCAATCGGTTCGTTAATGACAGCAAGCATGGTTGCCCACGCAAGGTCGCCGTGGCTGATCCCCCTCGCGCGGTCCGTTTCGTAAGTGATAAAGCCGCCCGGTGTTTTCACCTTACGCACGGCGTTAAAGGCCGCGACCAGCTCGCGTTCGGCGCGATCGTATTCCCACCGCCCGGCACGCATTATTTGCAGCATTTTCAGTACCAGCGACCGTTTTGATGACAGCGTGAAGGTGTACGGGATGGCAGCAGGGAAAAACCGTTTCACTATCTGATAAACAGCCTCCCCGTTCCCGCCCGTCACATCAATGCCGATGTGTTCCACGTTGTAGCGATACGTGAACTCTTCAATGACTCTGGCCTGTTCTTCAAACTCCAGCCCCTGAACGCGTCGCGTCTCCACCGTTCGAAAACGGCCACCAGGAACAGCCGGAGGAACCACCACGGACACAGCGCCGCTGTCACCGTTGCCACTGCTGCCGTTTGCGTCATACCCAATCCATACCGGACGATTCCCCATCGGGCGGGGAGCAAAAGGTTTCCAGTCTTTCCAGTCGTCGTATCCGTCAACACCACAGCCAATCAGGATATTCAGGTTAAATGCCGATTCCCCTTCGCGGACAAACTCACACATATAGAGATTGAGGAACTCGTCTTCGGTGTTTTCATCACGAATTTCGTCGATATCGGTGTGTTTCCAGCCGTGATTAACCACATCTTCCAGCGTGACAATTTGCCGCCACGTCCGGTCAGGGCAGATAAGCCCGTTATGCAGCGTTTTCCAGTCCACAGAAAAACGCTGGCGTTTATGCGAGGCCTTTTTCTCGTTCCAGCGGTCGCCGTTCCAGTAGGCGTATGCCTCGTGCGTTTCGGTGGATGGCGTGGAGAAGTAGGTGCGCCGCAGTCCGCTGAGGGTTGCCATAGCGCCAGCCACCTTGCGCAGTTCAGCAAAGCGACTGACCCAGAAAAATTCATCAAAATAAAAATTGCCCGTATAGGACTGTGCCGACGCAGCAGAAGTGCCGAGAAAATGCAGCTCTGCGCCGTTGGAGAGGATGATTTTATCGCCCCCTTTCAGCTCCACATCAACTTCAGCCGCGGCCTTCTGAATAATGCTTTTAAACTGGAACGCCTGACGACGCGACGCAGACAAAAAAATCTGGTTACGCTGGTAAGGTTGCGCCACATCGTCACGCAGCGCCATCAGCAGAGCTTCCTGTGCAAAATACCAGGTCGCCCCAATCTGTCGGGATTTCAGGATCATCCTGTTACGTATCCCGGCTTCCCTGCAAAGAGTCAGGGAGTCAAACCAGCCCCGCTGATGCCACTCCAGCCTGCTGATGATTTTTTCCCGCAGTGCGGCAATCTGTTCCGGCGTGAAATGATTTTTAAGTTTTTTCGCCCGGCCTTTCTTTCCTGTGGCCGTCGCATCCGGCTGGCCATCATGCAGTTTTTTAAGCTGCCGGGTCAGCAGGTCTATTTCCTTGAAGTCACCACCTGTTTTATTCTGTTTTTCAGTAAGCTGGATGAGGCGCGCATCGATGGACTGCGTGACACGCTGCACGGGTGGCGTTTCATCCCACTGGTCGCGTTTTTTCCACGCATAAATCGTGTTCGGGTTTATTCCCATCAGACGTGAGATTTCTGCGGGCGGATAACCCTGCCAGTAAAGTTGCCGCGCACGCTGGCGCACAAAAGCGTCCTGAATCATTGCTCCCCCTGAGTAATTACAGGAAGATTACCCGCGCGCGAAACCGTTCTCCTTAACCCCCTGTTCTGGCCGTTTTCTTACAACAAAAGCCCTTTGTATCAGCCTGTTACGCTTTGCCATCATGACTGAAGAACCAGTCAGAGGGGCAAAAACTATGGCTAATGAAAAAAAGACATCCCGCAAAAAGTTTCGCGTGGCTGTCTCCGGATCAACCGTTGATGGCCGTGAAATCAGTCCGGTGCATCTGCGTGAAGCCGCCGAGAACTTCAACCCGGATGTTTACGCTGCCCGCGTGAACGTTGAGCACTATCTCTCGCCATGCCCGTCAAGCGAATTTTCCGCAATGGGCGATGTCACCGCGCTGAGTACGGAAGACATTACGGAAGGTCCGCTGGCCGGACGTACTGCGCTGTATGCAGAAATCGAACCGACCGAGCGCATGAAGCAGCTTGTCGCTGACGGCAAGAAAATCTATTCCAGTATCGAACTGCACCCGCAGTTCTCCGTTAACGGGCGCGCCTATCTGGTCGGGCTGGCGATGACCGACACCCCGGCAAGCCTGGGCACTGAGCGCCTGAAATTCACGGCACAGCAACGTCAGGCGGTAATGACGTTCAACAGTGTCCAGGGTGAAGCGCCGCTTATCTCCGAAGCCATCGAGTCTGAAATCATCGAAATGGCAGAACAACGCCAGGAAGAAGGCACCCAGTGGTTTAACCGCGTAATGGGGATTATTGGCCGTGGCCGCAAAGCGGATGACGCCAGTTTTTCCCGTATTCAGGAAGCGGTGGAAGGCGTCGCAACGTCACAGGCCGACATTATCGACCGTTTTAATGTGCTGGAAACCCGCCATCAGCAGGACCGCCAGAAAATTACGTCACTGATCACAGAGCTGACAGCACTGAAGGAAAAACTGCGCACGCAGGACGGCGATCCGCAGAACCGGTTCACCGCAACGGGCGCAGCCTCCGACCAGCTGGCTGACTTCTGATAAGACAAAGGAGCAAATTTTTTATGAATCTGGTGATGTCAGATATTACCCGCAACAAGCTGGGTTGCTATATGGCGCAGCAGGCGTCGCTTAATAATATCCCGGTTTCTGCGCTGGTATCGCGATTTACCGTAGAACCCTCGGTGCAGCAGCGTTTTGAAAACGCCTCAAAGGAAAGCACCGAATTTACAAAAAGAATTAACGTGATCGGCGTGACCGACCAGAAAGGCGAAAAAATCCTCCTGGATACCACAGGACCGATTGCGCGCACGAATACCAGTTATGACGGCACAAAACGCCGTAACCCGAATAACGTGGTTGATCTGAAAAACCGCAAATACCAGTGCGAACAGGTGAACTACGACACGTTTATTTCATATCCGCAGCTTGATGCCTGGGCGGCACATCCTGATTTTCAGTCCCGCATCAGCGCACAGATTGCCCGACAGGTGGCGCTTGACCGCATCATGATCGGTTTCAACGGCACGTCTCACGCGGATGAGTCCAACTTCAGCACCAACAAGCTGCTTCAGGACGTTAACGTGGGCTGGCTGGAGCACATCAGAACCGACGCCAGCGAGCGCGTTATGAATGACGTGACGCTGACCTCCCGCAACATGGACAACACCGTGGCGCACGCGGGTAAGTATGCGAACGCTGATGCACTGGTACAGGACGCACGCTCATCCCTGCTGGATGAATGGCACAAGGAAGCTGACGACCTCGTGGTGATTATGGGGCGCAACCTGTTTAACTCGCTGCGTCTGCCCGTGCTGAACAGCATCAGCGGCCAGAATCCCAATGCGGAATTACTTGCCGGGCAGCTCATCCTGTCATCGCGCACCATTGGCGGGCTGGGCGTGTTCCTTGCGCCGTTCTTCCCGGATGCAACGATGCTGATCACCTCGTTCAACAACCTGTCGATTTACTGGCAGAAAGGTTCAATGCGTCGTCTGATGAAAGACGAACCGGAATACAACCGCATCGCCACCTACCAGTCCATCAATGACGCTTATGTCGTTGAAGACTATGGCAAGTGCGCGATGGTCACTGGCCTGAAGTTCGCCGACAGCTAATCAACTCACGGCGGGCATCATGCCCGCCTGTAACGGAGAGAAAAAATGATTACTCCTGCACAGCAACACTGGCAGAACGTGATGGCACAGCGCGCAGGCCGGGCGAATGAAGGCGTGGACCACGCCGCGCGTACCGCGCATGAAGAGGTGCTGTATCGTCTGCGTCTGGCACAGGCCCGGCTTAAGGGCGTACAGGCCAGAAGCGCCAAAGCCGCCATCAAAAAAGAGTTGTTGCCGGACTTTTCCGGCTGGATTGAGGGAACGCTGGAGGCTGACGGCGGGCAGCAGGATGAAGTGATTGCCACGCTGATGGTGTGGGCGATTGACTGCGGCGATCTTCCGCTGGCGCTGCGTATTGGTGCGTATGTGGTCCGTCACAACCTCATCATGCCGGATAACTTTGGCCGTACTGCTGCCACGGTACTGACCGAAGAAATCTGTAATCCGGTACTGACGCAGGCCGGGACGGATGCCGACGCGGATTTGTCCGCCTTTATCGAACCACTGGATACCCTCCGGGAGATTGTCACCGACCAGGACATGCCGGACGAAGTGCGCGCCAAATTATGCAAGGCGTGCGCCTTTGCCCGCCGTGGCCTGACCGATGCGGACAGCATGGCCCTGTCACTGAAGCTGCTGCGCGAAGCGATGCACCTGAACCCGAACGCAGGTGTGAAACGCGAGATTGCAACCCTTTCCCGCGCCCTGAAAAAAGCCGATTCCGCAGCCGCACCAGAAGATGCCAGCACACCGCAGGCGCAGGACGAAAGCAGCAAAAGTAAAAAGACAACGCGGAAGCCTGCAACACGAAAAACCACCGCGACGCAGAAGGCGAAGCGCGGTTAACGACTGACCCCGTCAGCGGGCGGCGTGCGCGGTGTTCCGGTTTGACTCCGTGACCGTTTACACCGCGCACCCACCGCCCGATTTTTTCAGGAGTGAACCCCATGAGTATGGTTGCCAGAACCAACCCCGGACCCGCAGAGGACGACATCACCGATACCGATGATGGTGATACCCGTATTTCAGCGGGTGCATTCTGGCCGGATATTGTGCTGCGTGAGCTGCGTCTGGCGGTACGACTGCCGGGCCGTGTGACCACCTCCCGCCTGCTGCATACCGCCACCGGGGCCGTGGCACACGTTACCCGCGAGCTGGAAGCGTGGCAGCAGGAACAGCAGGCGGCTGGCCATCAGACGCTGGCCGATGTTCCGGCACCCGTAATTAACGGAGAAAGCGTCAATCTCTGGCACTGGCGCAATGCGGTTTACACCGCCACACGCGCCCTGATTCTGGAGCGTTACCGCGATGCGGACACAACGGACAAGGGCGACCGCCGGGCGGACGCACTGGATATACAGACATCGGATTTGTGGCGCGATGTGAGCTGGGCCATCTCTGACATTCTGTGCCGCCCGCGAATCTTTGCGGAGTTGTGCTGATGAAAGTGAAGGCACTGGAAGGCGACACCGTGGATTCGCTCTGTTTCCGGTACTACGGCACGACGCAGGGCGTCACCGAAAAGGTGCTGGATGCCAACCCCGGACTCTGTCAGCAGGTATTTCTGGACGCCGGGCAGGACGTGGAGATGCCGGAGCCGGAGAAGAAGAAACGAGAAATGATTCAGTTGTGGGGGGAGTAGCAGTGAGCACCATTCAAACAGGGATCACAGAGCAGGTTATTGCGTGGCTCTTTGACCACCTGCCAACGGTGTATGCAGTAGGCGCGGCGGTCAGCATTTCCGCGCTGATGAGTCTTTATGACGGACGAACACTGGTTCAGACCGTAACGGGATCGCTGGCGTGCGGCGTTCTTGCCATGGCCGTGGCCGGGTCGTTGCGCTTCTTCGGGTTTCCTGAAGATGCCGTGACGTTTATCGGCGCATCAATCGGTTTTATGGGTGCAGAGAAAGCACGCGACAAGGTTATTGCGGCCTTTAATCGCAGGGTGAAGGAGAAGGACGAATGAGCAACACATTTAAATTCAGCAGCCGGAGCGAAAAGAATTTGCAGGGCGTAAATCCTGATCTGGTGAAAGTGACCCGACGGGCACTGGAAATCTCGGAAGTGGATTTTGGTATCACCGAAGGGTTGCGCAGCCGTTACCGCCAGAAGCAACTTGTGGCCACGGGTAAGAGCCAGACCATGAACAGCCGCCACCTTACGGGGCATGCCGTGGATATTGTGGCTTATATCGGCAGCCAGGTGTCATGGGAATGGCCGCTGTACGAAAAAATCGCAGCAGCATTCAGACAGGCCAGCCGGGAACTGAATATTCCGGTGGAATGGGGCGGCGACTGGAAGACCCTGAAAGACGGACCGCATTTTCAGTTACCGCACGGAGTTTATCCGGCATGAAGCTCTGGCCCACGCTGGGCGTCGCTTTTCTTCTGATTGCCGCCTGGGGAGCATCCATGCGTCTGTCGTGGTCACTGGGCCGGGAGAACGCCAGAAACGAAGCGCAGGCCAGCACCCTGAAAAGTACCGTCGACACCCTGAATATCATCAGCGCCGGGGTACAGGATATGCAGCAGGTGCTGGCACAACTCCGCGCGGAAAATCAGCAACGCAATCAGGACGGAGAGGTAAGACGTGAACAGCTACGCAACGATATTGCAAAAGATGAATGCGCCCACGCTTTGCCTGACGCTCGTTTTACTGACAGGTTGCGCAGGCACGCAGAACGCGCCACGGCCAGCGCCGTCAGTCCGGCTTATACCGCAGACGCTGACCATACCGGTAATGCCTCCCCCCTTCCCTGATACTCCCACATGGGGAAATCTCGGTATATGGGGCGACCGCCTTCTGGATGCACTGGAAACCTGTAACGCGGATAAACGGGCCATTGAATTACTGGAACAGCGCAGGCTGCAACGACTGAACAACGAGGACAACAACCATGCTGAAAACTGATTCCCTGCGTGAAGCCATGACCCGTTCATGCCGATGGTGTCAGGCCAACCCGGAAAAATTCACCATTTTCGTGGAGAGCGGCAACATTGAAACGACCGGAGAAACGCCCTCGTTTGTTTACCGCTATCAGATGGTGATGTTTGTCATGGATTACGCCGGGGAGCTGGACGACCTCACGCTGCCGCTACTGGCGTGGTTATCCGAAAATCAGCCGCAATTGTTGCTCAATCCGGAGCGTAATCAGGACATCAAATTCTCCGCCGTTATCAATGACGATGACAGCGCAGATCTCCTGTTTACGCTCCCTCTGCGGGAACGCGTTCGCATCACGCGCAGCAGTCAGGGGACACCGCAGGCAGAACACCTGCCGGAGCCAAAACCCCGTCTGCCATCTTCCGAAGGCGACTGGTCGCATGTATTCCAGGATGTGACGTGGGGTGAAAGCGATGGATAAGGCATTCACCCGCGTGGATGAAACCTTTGAGGCTATCCGCGACAGCCTGAATCAGCAGGCCATCAATAACATCGCCAGAAAGCTGGCACAGGATTTACGCCGCGCCCAGCAGGCGCGTATCCGGTCACAGAAAGCGCCGGACGGGACCGCGTGGACACCACGCAGACGCCGCGTAACCCGGATACAGGAACGCATTCGCTTTATCTGGAATAACGAAGCACGCACGCTGAAAAACTGGCATCACGACACGGGGAAATACGGGCGAACCATTACCGGGTGGGATGAGGATAAAAACAATATCCGCACGTTTTATCGGGATGACATCGACCGTTTTCTGGAAATACGCACCCGGCGCATCAACCAGGACAGCACCAGGCGCGTCCCCATGTTCGTAAAACTGCGCACCGCCCGCTACCTGAAAGCCCGTGCAGATGCTTCCAGTGTGACGGTGGGTTACAGCGGCGTGGCCGCACGTATTGCCCGCGTTCATCAGTTCGGTGAGCGCGATCAGGTTGCGCCGGGCATTTTCACCGATTACCCGGTACGTGAGCTGCTGGGTATCAGCCAGGCAGATGAGCGCCTGATTTATAACACGGTGCTGGGCCGGATTGCGGAGGCTGTACGGTGAGCGCAGAACTCATGCGACTGCTGAGCAATATCATCCGCACCGGGATCATCTCTGAAGTTGATGAGAAGTCCTGGCGCGTGCGCGTTCGCAGCGGCGAACTGGAAACAGACTGGTTGCGCTGGAACACCACGCGCGCGGGAGCCTTCAATGTGTGGCTGCCGCCATCACCAGGCGAACAGGTGGTAATTGCCTGCATTGGCGGCAACCCGGAAACCGCCATGATAATTGGCAGCCTGTGGAGTGATGCCAGTCCGGCACCCGGCAAAAGCCTGAAAGAAATCGTGATCAGCGCGCCGGACGGCGCGGTGTTCCGCTACGACGCGGACGCAGGCGCACTGAGCGCCAGCGGCATGAAAACGGCCACTTTACAGGCATCCGTCAGCGTGAAACTGGATACGCCCGTCGTGGAATGCACAAACCTTCTGAGAACGGCGACGCTTGACGTCACAAAAGGAGGAAAGATGAGCGGCAATATCACGCACAGCGGCGGCAACTTCACCTCAAACGGCATTACCGTGCATACGCATAAACACGGTGGCGTGAAAGGCGGCAGCGATTCGACAGGAGGCCCGCAGTGACAACCCGCTACACAGGAATGAATCCGGACGGGACGGGAAACCTGAACGATATGGAGCACCTGAAACAGTCAGTCAGGGACATCCTGACCACCCCGCTGGCAAGCCGGGTTATGCGACGGGAATATGGCAGCCTTGTGCCTGATTTGATTGACGAACCCATGAATAACACCACGCGTCTGCAATGCATGAGTGCTGCCGTGATTGCACTGACACGATGGGAACCCCGCATTGCCCTGGATGCCATCGATGTTGTCTGGAAAGCAGGAGGCCGCGCCGGGGTGACGCTGTCGGGCACTGTCATGCAGACCATGCAGAATGTTGAATTAACCATCACGCTGAGAGAGTAAATCATGCCTGCCGTTGACCTTTCCCAGTTACCGGAACCCGCCATCATAGCGGAGCCTGACTTTGAGGCAATTCTGGCTGACACAAAGGCCATGATGATTGCGGCTTATCCCGCCGAACAGCGTGAAGCCGTTTCCGCCGCGCTGGAGCTGGAATCGGAACCCCTTAACGTTATCGCTCAAACCATGTCGTTTCGTGAAATGCTGTTACGCCAGCGGGTTAACGAGGGCGCACGCGCCTGCATGTTAAGCCACGGTTCAGGGACAAACCTGGACAACCTCGCGGGCAATATGAACACAAAGCGCCTGGTTATCACTCCGGCAACGGATACCACCGACGCGGTGATGGAGAGCGACACCTCGCTGAGACTGCGGGCGCAGCGGGCGTATGACGGCCTGAGTGTTGCAGGCCCGTCAGGCGCATACGAGTATTTTGCACGCAGCGCCAGCGGTCTGGTGCGTGATGCGCGGGCCATCAGCCCGTCTCCGGCCTGTGTGACGGTTTCCATTCTGTCCACTGAAGGCGACGGCACAGCAACGGAGGCGTTGCTTAATACCGTTCGCGCCGTTCTGAATGCAGAGGATACCCGCCCGGTGGCCGACCGCCTGACGGTACAGAGCGCCAGAATCGTGACATGGCGGCTGAATGCAAAACTGTACTTTTACCCCGGCCCGGAATCCGAACCTATTCTGGCCGCGGCAGAATCGTCATTCAGGAAGTGGCTGGCTGAACAGGGGCTTATCGGTCAGGACGTGGCGTTGTCCGCCATTGCTGCCGCACTGCATGTGCACGGTGTGCAACGCGTGGAGATAATAGAACCCACACAGAATATGGCCATCAGCGACATACAGGCGGCGCGCTGTGAGTCATTTACCATCAGCGAAGGTGGGCGCAATGAGTAATTCGTTGTTACCACCATCAGCCAGCAATTTCATGCGTTGTGCCGAAGCTGTCGGAGCGCGCATTACAAATATCCCGGTAGACCTCAACACGCTGTGGTCGCCGGACACATGCCCGGTGCATCTGCTGCCTTATCTCGCCTGGGCATTTTCCGTTGACCGCTGGGATCGCAACTGGCCGGAAGAGACAAAGCGACAGGTGATTCGTGATGCATGGCTGATACACCGACACAAAGGGACCATCAGCGCACTGCGCCGGGCCATTGAGCCGCTGGGATACCTCATTCGTGTGTCTGAGTGGTGGGAGTTCGGCGGAGAACCGGGAACATTTACCGTTGAAGTCGGCACGCTGGACAGTGGCGTGACGGAGGAAATGTATCTGGAAATGGAGCGGTTGATTGCTGATGCCCGCCCGGTCAGCCGCCACATGACAGGGCTGAATATCATTCAGGAGATCCCGGGGGATATTTTCGCGGCGGCAGCAACTTACGACGGTGAAGTCATTACCATTTATCCGGACGATTAAGCATGAGTACCACAACACGAAAATTTAAAACCATTATCACTGATACTGGTGCCAAAAAATTAGCTCAGGCAGCCGCGCCAGATGGTAATCCTGTCCGCCTGACTCACATGGCCGTGGGCGACGGTGGCGGCACGTTGCCCACACCAGACAGTAAGCAGACCCGTCTGGTGCATGAGGTGTGGCGACATACTGTTAATCGCGTCATCCTGGACGCAACACATCAGAACCGCATTATTGCGGAGCTGGTTATTCCTCCTGAAACGGGCGGATTCTGGATCCGGGAAATTGGTGTATTTGATGAGCACGGCGATTTGATCGCGGTGGGCAATACTGCCGAAAGTTACAAACCAACCGTTGCCGAAGGATCCGGACGTGCACAAACATTTCGCACCATTCTGACCGTATCCAGCACTGCCACCGTGGCGCTTACCGTGGATAACACCATGGTTATGGCCACAGTGGATTACGTGAATGACAAACTGAAAGAACATGAACAGTCACGACGTCACCCGGACGCCTCGCTGACCGCAAAAGGCTTTGTTCAACTCAGTAGCGCCACCAACAGCACGTCTGAAGCACTGGCCGCAACGCCGAAAGCGGTCAAGGCAGCCTATGACCTTGCTATCGGGAAATATACCGCACAGGACGCCACTACAGCGCGGAAAGGACTTGTCCAGCTCAGTAGCGCCACCAACAGCGATTCAGAAACGCTGGCGGCAACACCAAAGGCGGTAAAGGCAACATATGACCTTGCTAACGGGAAATATACTGCGCAGGATGCCACCACAGCGCGGAAAGGCCTTGTCCAGCTCAGTAGCGCCACCAACAGCACGTCTGAAGCACTGGCCGCAACACCGAAAGCGGTAAAGACAGCATATGACCTTGCTAACGGGAAATATACCGCTCAGGACGCTACGACAGCACAAAAAGGGATTGTCCAGCTAAGCAGCGCGACTAACAGCGCATCTGAAACGCTTGCTGCGACATCGAAAGCAGTGAAAGCAGCTAATGACAATGCGAATGGTCGGGTACCTTCTGCCCGTAAGGTGAATGGTAAGGCGCTTTCAGCGGATATAACACTGACACCGAAAGATATTGGTACGCTTAACTCAACAACTATGTCATTCAGCGGTGGTGCTGGTTGGTTCAAATTAGCAACGGTAACCATGCCGCAGGCGAGTTCTGTTGTTTCAATTACGTTGATTGGTGGGGCTGGATATAACGTCGGTTCACCTCAACAGGCAGGTATATCTGAACTTGTTTTGCGTGCAGGTAATGGTAATCCGAAGGGGATTACTGGTGCTTTATGGCAGCGCACATCGGCAGGGTTTACAAATTTTGCCTGGGTCAATACATCTGGTGATACTTACGATATTTACGTTGCAATCGGAAATTATGCGACTGGTGTAAATATTCAATGGGATTATACCAGTAACGCCAGCGTAACGATTCATACTTCACCAGCATATTCTGCTAATAAGCCGGAAGGATTAACGGACGGTTCTGTTTATTCGCTGTATATTTCGCCTCATGAACTTTATCCGGTTGGCGCACCGATCCCTTGGCCATCAGATACCGTTCCGTCTGGTTATGCCCTGATGCAGGGGCAGACTTTTGACAAATCTGCATACCCGAAACTTGCAGCCGCTTATCCGTCAGGCGTGATCCCTGATATGCGTGGCTGGACGATTAAGGGCAAGCCCGCCAGTGGTCGTGCCGTATTGTCTCAGGAACAGGACGGCATTAAATCGCACACCCACAGCGCCAGCGTATCCAGTACGGATTTGGGTACGAAAACCACATCGTCGTTTGATTACGGGACGAAAACAACCTCACTATTTGACTATGGGACCAAAACTACCAGTAACGCCGGGAGTCACACGCATTCAATACCAACATCAGATGGTGCAAACCAGGGGGGGAAAATTCCACTGACATCTGGGCGTCTGGCAACTCAATATACATCAGCAACAACAGGTTCCTCTGGCTCACATTCTCATACTGTAGGTATTGGTTCTCATCAGCACACTGTCGGTATTGGTGCACACACGCACTCGGTTGCGATTGGCTCACATGGACACACCATCACCGTTAACGCTGCTGGTAACGCGGAAAACACCGTCAAAAACATCGCATTTAACTATATTGTGAGGCTTGCATGATTACGCTCATTCTTTCTGCACCAGTAACAGAAATGGCTGAAGCATTTAAGCGGGTATTTGCAAACGCAGATAATGTGAATATTGTCGGAAAGCCATTTGAAACAATCAGAGAATTTGACTGTATGGTAAGTGCGGCAAATAGTTTCGGCCTGATGGATGGCGGTGTTGATGCCGCCATTACCGCATTCTTCGGTACTCAGTTACAGTCCCGCGTTCAGAATCATATTCTTCGTGAATATCTAGGCGAGCAGCCTGTAGGATCTGCGTTTGTTATTGAAACGGGGCATAATCATCACCCCTGGCTGGTACATGCGCCAACAATGCGTGTTCCGCTGACAATTGACGGAACAGACGCTGTATATAACGCAACCTGGGCCGCTCTGCTTGCCATCTTTCAGCACAATAAAAACGCAACGACAGACAGGAAAATAAAGACGGTGGTATTCCCTGCGATGGGGGCTGGATGTGGTCAGGTACCGTTTGAAAGTGTTGCCCGCCAGATGAAGCAGGCCTGGGATAACTTTAATAAAAAAACAGAATCAATTAACTGGGAATACGCACAATCCCGCCAGTCGGCAGTATTTGGCACATATGCATACTGTCCGGGTAATTCTGTTTGCCGTTATGCGGATGCTAAATATATTGGATGCGGCGATTATCGGACGTATTGCTCACGTTCCGGGCAGGTCTGTATTAACCCTGAACATCAGGCTGATGATGTACTGATACAACATCAGGCTAATAACCGGTTTCGCCCTGATTCGCATATACACCGGATTAATCCAGAAAATCCCGTAGGTAATGTCACCTCTGGCGCACATAGCCACAGAAGTAGCATCGTTATTGGTGCTCACACCCATACGCTCAATAAACAATATTCTGTCTCTGATATTAAGTAGAGGTGAACATGGATTTCAGAATGAGTGAACAACCACGGACCATAAAAATTTATAATCTGCTGGCCGGAACTAATGAATTTATTGGTGAAGGTGACGCATATATTCCGCCTCATACAGGTCTGCCAGCAAACAGTACCTATATTGCACCGCCAGATATTCCGGCTGGCTTCGTGGCTGTTTTCAACAGTGATGAGTCATCGTGGCATCTCGTTGAAGATCATCGGGGTAAAACGGTTTATGACGTGGCTTCCGGCGACGCGTTATTTATTTCTGAACTCGGCTCATTACCGGAAAATGTTACCTGGTTATCGCCGGAAGGGGAGTTTCAGAAGTGGAACGGCACATCCTGGGCGAAAGATGCAGAAGCAGAAAAACTGTTTCGGGTACGGGAGGCAGAAGAAACAAAAAACAGCCTGATGCAGGTAGCCAGTGAGCATATTGCGCCACTTCAGGATGCCGTAGATTTGGATATTGCGACGGAGGAAGAGGCATCGTTACTGGCTGCATGGAAGACATATCGGGTATTGTTGAATCGTGTTGATACAACAGTAGCAGCGGATGTTGAGTGGCCAGTCGCCCCACAATAAAAAGAAAAAGCCATCGACAGAAATATCGATGGCTTTATGTACTCTATTTATACAATACAACACCACTCTTTTTAGTTATATATGTGCAGTTTGATGGTATATCTTTATTTATAAAAGACATTGCACCTATTTTTACATTATCCCCAATTTTACGTGATAATCCAATGATGCAACAATTAGCTCCGATATCAACGTTACTACCAATTTTTACTCTTGAACTAGGCATATCACCATCTATCTGTCCAATGGTAGTATTCTGTCGTAATACCAGATTTTCACCCGCATCAACAGCAAAATGAACAACAATTCCAGCATGATGGGGAATTGTCAACCCTTTTCCAATATTTGCGCCCAATCCTATTTCACAACCAAACTTGTTAATTATTTTACTGTTTAACTTTTTGGCTGCTTTCTTATGTAATTTATTACCATTAATATACATTTCGTTAGCCAACCGCCACCAGAAAAGGAAATTCCGGTTACGCTGCTTTTTCTCTCTTAAAAGCCTCCAGATATCCATACGTTTCCGCCGAATTACTTCATGTTTCCAGAAGTTTTTTAAATTAGTAGAGTTTCCAAATAAAACAAAGTGAATTGCCATTAAGTAAGATAGCACGATAATCTCCTTAATTATTATTTCAGACCACACATGTTATAAGGTTAAGAGATTATAAAATCCTGTTATTTGTTATTCAAAAACAATTTTCTGAGAAGGACATACAACAGCAAGTCGCCAGTCACCTTCATCAGGAAATTGGCGACATACGTTAAATCAGAGCAGCCCCTTAACTGAGCTGGCCGCGCTATTAAGGGATGATGTCACCTTATCTTTGAAGCCGGACAGCATATCGCTGAACGATGAGGATTGCAGGCGCTCCCGCAAATCCTCATCACAGCGTTCAAGAGTCAGTGAAAATTCTATCTTTTTCGCCTTACCGTAGCGATCAAACTCGGAGCGGGTCGTATTCGTTCCGGTCAGGACATACATGCCGTAAATCTGCCCGACGCCATCAATCAAAGGCCAAGGACGTCCTGTATATGCCTGCGTGGTCAACAACGACAGCGACACTTCGCCACCAGTAATCTCAGGATAAAGAACACCAGAAAGAACGATGCGATCATCACCTGCACCGATATACTGCCAGCTTGCTGAACGGTTAACGCGTTCATTTTTCACATGTCGCCAGCTTTTGTTTTGCTGTAACTGCTGATGCGGCAACGTGCGCAGCTCAAAAACAAACATGCCGTAGATCATCATCATGGCCATGACTCCTCAATCTTTATCGTAAAAACTGCCACGCCTGGCACGGGCGCGCCGTTCCATTTCTGCCCTGACCATTTCGCCGACCAGTTTCGCCAGTTCGCGGGGATTCTGCGTAACAACGTTATGCAGATGAACATGAATTTCACCGCCAAATCCGGAGGCAACAGGCTCCCGGTTACGGGAAGTTGCAGGAACTGATGCCACTGGCGATCGTATGGCCTCCACCACCGGGCGGGAGCTGGCCGCAACAACAGGGACCAGCGCCGGAGGCAGCGGAGCCGGGACCACGGGTGTGATATTAATTGCGGGGGCAGGCTTACTGACCTGCGCAATCTTCCGCTCCTGCCACTCCCCACGAACAGCAAGTGCGCGGGGCAGGTTCTTAAAGACAATATCGCCGGGGCCAATGCGTTTTTTTGTCTCATCAACCAGCTTACCTGTGTTATCAGCAATTTTGCTGAGTCTGCGTAGCGTGCCGGTATTGCTGTCTGTGAGAGGTTTGTTGTCTTTGGGTTTATCATCTCCGGTGCCATTGCTATTTCCCGCAGACTTCGGCGGATTGATTTTCGCAATGTCTCCCTGAAACAGAGCAACCTTGTCCTGAAGAATGGCCGCACGTTGTGCGTCTTCGATTTTCTTGCGCGCCCTTTCCGCTTCATCCGGAAGCACACCGAGTTTTTCAAGTATCCACGCCAGCGTATCCAGCAACATTTTTGCAGGCGTCAGAACAAGCTGTAACGCACCACCAAGAACGTTACCGAATACCTCGCCAGCACTGGTACATTTATCCAGCGTTTCCTTGCTGGACTCCATCGGTGACAGCAGCGATTTAAACCAGTTAAACACCTGGCTGATCCCGCTTCCGATTACGTCAAAAACAGGGCCAAACCGTTCAAAGGTGTCGCGCAACGGGGTCAGCCTTTCCATAATCCCGCTGAACACCCCGGCAAAGAAAGCCCTGATAGGATCCCAGTATTTCCAGATAAGAACGGCAGCTCCGGCAAGCGCAGCCACGATAAGACCAACCGGACTGAACAACGCCCCGATAACGCCTCCCAGTAAAGAAACGGAACCCGTCACCATTCCCCATAGCGCAGGTAACACCCTGACGACATTCATTGACCGGGTAAGAATGTCAAAACCAAGACGCAGGGTGGCCAGCTTCCCGTAAAGCACCCCAATAACCAGCGACAACGAGCCAATCGTTGCAGTCATTGCCAGCAACGCACCGCCTGCTATCAGTAGCTGGCGCGTCAGTACCGGATGGGCCTGCGCCAGCGAGGTGATTTTTTCAAGCACCCGCGTGAGCCACTGCGTGACAGAACGCAGCGGACCGTCAACCAGATCACTGATGCGAATACGAAGACCTTCCCATGCGCTGTCGAGATTTTTCAGGTCCCCATCAAGATTATCAGCCATTACTTTTGCGACGCGATCGGCCTCTCCCCTTGCCCCCTGCAATTCTCTGGTCAGTTTTTGCAGCTCTCCTGAACCAGCCGCCGCAACAAGCGTCTGCAAACCAACGAACGCCTCTTCTCCGGCGATGTCCTTGAAGAAGGAGACCTGGTCCACCTGTCCGTATTTTTGTGTCGCCTTATAGAGATCAAGCAGCACATCCTCCATCGGGCGCATTTTGCCTCTGGCGTCAGCAACTGACACCCCCAGCTCTTTCAGTGCATCAGCCGCAGCTTTTGGCGGTGATGCAAGGCGGGACAGACTTGCGCGCATGGCCGTGCCAGCATCGCTTCCGCGAAGACCATTATTGGCAAGCATCCCGGCCATGGCCGCCGCTTCTTCAAGACTGATACCAAGTTTTGCGGCAACCGGACCGGTATACTTCATGGTTTCGCCCAGCGCGCGTAAATCAGTATTGGTCCGGGTAAATGCTGCTGTCAGCGTATCGCCCACCCGGTCCATTTGATCGGCTGTCAGGTTGAACTGTGTGAGGATATTGGAGCCTATATCAGCCGTCTCGCCGAGTTCGACGCCACCTGCCAGCGCCATATTAAGAACACCGGGCAATGCGGCCTGAATGGCCTGCGGAGTAAAACCAGCCATTGCCAGAAAGCTCTGCCCACTGGCGGCATCACTCGCAGTAAACTGTGTTTCAGAGCCAAGTTTTAACGCCTGCTCACGCAGCGCCTTAAACTGCGGGCTGTTTTTGTCGATTCGCGTCAGTGCCTGAACGCGGGACATCTCTTTGCCGAACCCGATCGCAGGCTGCAAAAAACGCCCGGCAGCATAGCCGCCCGCCGCTGCCGCACCAATTGCCAGCGCACCACCTGTTTTCAGTTTTCCCGCGGTTTCCTGCGCGTGCGAATACCGCTCACGCGCCTGCGTTACACGCGCAAGCGCCTGCCGTTCGCGTTCAAGCTGGTTGTTGTATTGTTCGGTGCGTCTGATGGCCTGCTGAATGGTGTTATCGCTGCCTGTCAGGGAAATGCCGTGGCGTTTCAGCTCTCCGCCAAGTTCCCTCATTTTCTGAATTTCCCGTGTGCGCGATTCATTCAGGCGTTCAAGCCGGGTGCTTAACTGCTGCATCAGCTTTTGTTGTTTTTCGCTGAGCACTGTACCCGTGCGTTGTAACTGATTAAGGGCGTTAAGCTGGCGTCGTGCTTTCACGATGCCAGCATCCGCTTTACTGACAGCGTCGCGGGCGCGCTCAAATGATCGCGCCTGACGCTCGAGATTTTTGATCGCCCCCTGCGTTCGCTGGATGGAGTCACCAAACTGCCCCATCAGGCGGCGTGCGTTTTCGGCAGGTCGGGTCAGCCTGTCAACGGCGCTGAAAGCGACCCGGATATCAAGAGTCTTCATTGTCTGCATTCCCGCTGCGAAGTGCCGCCCGCTCACGCCAGCTAACCACTTCGCCGGGCGTCATCATGAAGATTTCGGCGGGCGACCAGTTAAAAATAACGGCAATATCTGCCACAAAGTCTTCTATGTGCTCAAAGCACACAACCGTGATCAGGCTTCCGTCGCCTGTTCGTTCTTCCCGCCAGAGTCCGCACCGCTCAAAAAATTTACGGCAACCACACATAACTGAATAAAGTCACGGGATGCCATTTTTTTGATCGTCACTTCATCCAGTCGCGGTGATGTCACGCGTGACAGCAGCGTAAACATGGATTCCGCTTTCAGATTCAGCACATCAGACAGCGACAAATCTCGCAGAGATCCAGCCTGCTCAATAGCCCCGGTGATCTCCACATACGTGATTTTTTCGCCGCCTCGCTCAATTGGTTGGGTAAGTTTTACACCACGCTCACTGGTTTCTTTCACAGTGTCAGTAACTACCGTGTTTTCGGTATCGATGTTTTTCGTCTCTTTCATCAGGAAACTCCTTTCAGTCAGAGGCGACGCACTGCGCCGCCTGCATATTACTTATCAGCCAAGCCCAAGCGCGGAACGGATGCGATCGGGCACAATGTCCTTGCCGTCCTTCCGGTAAATGAAGTTCAGCAGGTCAATCTCCCACAACGGGCGATCGTTAACACTCAGCTTGTAGTAGGTGTTTTTAATGGCGTAAGTGTGTGATGTGGCTTCGCCCTGTTTGGCTTCCCCCATATCAATTTCCGTCACACGTCCGCGCATTTCGACTTCATACAGGTCGCTTTCATCATCGGTGTAGTATTCCCCCGCAAAACGCAGTAGCGTGCCGTCAATCGTGCCGCCATACTTCAGGAACAGCTCACGAACTGCGCCCCCCATGACAAAGCTCGCATCAAGCGCGGAGTCGTCCAGGCCGAGGTCAATACTTACCGCACCCATCATGCCACCACCCCGGTAGCTGTCGGTTTTGCGCGTCAGTTTAGGCAGGGTGACGGACGTCACCTTACCCACTTCGTTTTCACCATCCACAAACAGCGTAAAAAAGCGAAGATGTTTTGGTACAGCCATCAGGCACCTCCCAGCACCGCAAATGCGGGACCAAAGAATTCATCAGTAAACGACTGGTAAAGCTCCATGTCTTCCAGCGGAGGAACGGGCGTATATTTGTAGCGAATACGCACACGCCCCTGACGTAAATTCGTGGTGCTGTTATCCACGATGTCATACCAGCACTCCGCGCCAATCAGTTTCCCGGCAGTAACCAGTGAATCCAGTTTTGCCCTGATGGCACTGATAACATCCTTCACGTTCGCAGGTGTCAGTGGACTGTCGATGGTTTCAAACTGCGCTTCCGCAATTGAATCAGCCAGCACCTGTGCGGTTCGGGTATACACCTCAAAGATGTAGGCGTTCGTTTCCGGTGTGCGGTTGCCCCAGAAGCGGAACCCGTTGCGACGAATAATGGTCGTGATTTCTTTGTTGTTGAGGCTGTTGGCATCACTGTCTTCGGCCTGCAACGACCAGAACACATGCCTCGACATCCCAAGCACATTTTTAACCGGAACGTTGGACAGCGATTTGTGCCAGCCCTGCTCATGGTCAATGTACGCACGAAGGCCGCACGCATAAGCAGGCGCGGGGAACGTTTCGTTTTTGCCACTTTTCAGGTTGTAGGCGATGAAGTCAGGCCATAAGAGCATCACCTCACGTTCGTTGAATTTCTGGCGGTAGGTAATCGCCTCAGCCATCGTGTTACAACCATGACATGTGGCATACACAAACGCGCGCAGTTTACCCGCAATCACGCACAGGGATTTTGTTACCGCCTCCGTGTCCAGCTCCGGCGCGGCCAGAATACGCGGACGGTATCCGATGCTTTCATCCTGCTCTGCAACAAGCAGCGCATACATCCCCGTATAGCTGCCGTCAGATTCAGAACCACCGATAACCAGTTGATCCTGCGTCTTACCGCCTTCTTCTTTGTGTTCAGCCACGCGAACGACGATCACTTTTGTGCTCACCTGGTCTGCGATAGCCTTAAGCGCACGATAAAGCGTCCCCGTAGTCCCGCATTTTCCCAGCACGTCATTGACGCGGGTCAGCAGTGTGGGCTTGTTCAGCGGGAACAGCTCCGCGTCCGCATCATCTGCCGTTGCCACGATACCGATAACACTGGAATCAACATCATTAATCGCTGTTACCAGGTCGGTACTTTCCGTAACACGGGCACCATGAAAACGAGTTTCACTCATAGCTTCAGCCCCTTGTATCCGTTAAATGATTCGGCAACAATCATCACCCACCACGCGCGTAATCTCACCCCTGCGCCGTTCTCCCGCCACGGCGACAACAAAAAGCAGTAACCCCCTCCGCACGCACATGCGACCATGCCGCACAGGGAGGGAACAGATGACCGACACCACCATGCAATTGCTCAGTCAGGGCACAGACCACGTGAAAGTGCCGGATTTTGATATTCTCGCGGAGGGTAAAACGCTGTCAGGCGTGGCAGAGCGCCTGATGAGCCTGTCACTGACCGACAACCGGGGATTTGAGGCGGACCAGCTCACCATCACGCTGGATGATGCAGATGGTCAGTTGCAGCTACCGCCACGGGGCGCGCGCCTGACGGTTCTCATTGGCTGGAAAGGAGAACCGCTGACAGAAAAAGGCACTTGTAGATTCAATCTGTCAATGCA